AGTATATGTTAATGCGTATGATCAGAAGATGATCATGAAACGTGAGAACATCGCTGATAAGGCAATATGGACTGCTAAGAAGCGGTACATCATGAATGTGTATGACTCCGAAGGTGTACGCTACGATGAACCTGATCTCAAGATGATGGGCATCGAAGCCATTCGATCGTCAACTCCTGCGGTGTGTCGTGAGTACATTAAGAAAACACTCGAACTGATCATGTCTACCGACGAGACCACTGTACAAAAATATATCGCAGACATTCGTCAAGAATTTAGAACACTCAGCTTCGAGCAAGTTGCATTCCCTCGATCATGTAACTTTGTCAAGTGGGAAACTAACCACAAGACTGGTCAACGATATCCTGGCACATACGCAGATTCACAAACAATTTACAAAAAAGCTACTCCGATTCAGGTCAAAGGTGGCCTGATATACAACCACTATTTGCATAAATATAACCTGACTAAAAAATACGAAGAGGTTAAAAGCGGCGAGAAGATCAAGTTCAGTTACTTGGTCAAGCCGAATCCATTTAGAGACACTGTGATATCATGTCCTGATATACTACCACACGAGTTTGGTCTTGAACAGTACATCGACTATGATACACAGTTTGTCAAAGGCTATCTCGACCCGATCGAAATCATTTTGCACGCAATCGGTTGGAAGTCGGAAAAGATTGCCACACTCGAGGACTTTTTCTCATGACAGACGAGAAACAAGCAATAAACTTAGAAGAATTTGATTTTGGTTTCAGTTTGGTCGACGCAGATCAACTTGATGCCGTACAACAAGTTAAAACGGAATTATCTAGTACAGCCACGGAAGTTGCACAATGGCAAGCGCAGGCGGAACAATGGAGGGTGAAGGCTCAAACTATATACAATGCCGTTCAGCCATTACTGAGTAATCTTTCGAAAGAGCCCGAGAAAGAATATATATTATGGCCGGGTACTGATCGTGTAAATAAGATCAATGCCTTTAAATTAAAACTCATGCAAATCTTAGAGGATTAAAAGAGTTTATAAATAAATATGTGTATGCGTTATGAAGGAGGATACACTATGCTTAAGTTATTAGGTTTTGTGAGTTTGATGTTTAGCCTCACAATTAGTACTGGTTGCGCTAGTAGTTCTGGTAAAGACTATTACGCAGCTGTCAACGCGGCCGCTGCCGCACAAGCTTCAGCTTCTGAAGCACGCTACAAAGCACTCGCTGCCGTAGCTCAAGGTGGCGATGGTCAAGCAGCTTCTGCTGCTGTTATGGCTATTGCGCTCACTCAAGATAAATCAATTGTCCCACAATATGTAGAATCTAACGCTCTCAAATGGGCGCAGGTACTTACACCTACTGTTGGTACATTGGGAATTGGTCTCGTACAAGCTAATGTAGCTAAGAATGCAAGCAATAATGCAGCTCAAGTTCAAATGGCAAGTATGGCTAGTAATCAAGCTATTCAACTTGGTCAACAGGACATGATCACAAATTTAGGTGGTCAATGGGCTTCTGGTGCTGCTGCGTCTGGTCAACAGTTAGTTGATCTCGGCATTGCTGGTTTTGGTGCTCTTAATACAGCAGGTGATCAAACTGTTACCTTAGGCACAGCGGGTCTAAATTCAGCTACTACTATTGCCACTGCAGGGTTCACTGCTAACGAGAACATTGCAACTACTGGTTTTGGAGCTGTCGTTGATACTGCTACTATCGGTTTGAATAACCTGAACGATCTTGGTCAGTTTGGTATGACTACTGTTGGTGCAGTTGGTCTTGCTGGTATGGATAACCTTACTACGCTTGGTACAACTGGTATGGAAAACATGCTTAACCTATCATTGGATTACAACGATCTGATTGATAGCATGAATACTACCAACGCTGATACTTTGACTACGACACTAGCTGATGCAAACGATACTAATCTTCAGGGTCAGACAAACTTTGCTCAGATTATTGCAAATATGCAAGCTACTATTGATGCAATGTCAGCACAGCTGAACGATCCAATTGTTTGTCAAGACAACGGTACTGGCACTGTAGTTTGTAATTGAGTTAACAATGGCATATTCCGAAAAGGTACTTGACCACTATGATAACCCAAGAAACGTTGGAAAGTTTAATGATGAGGATGCGTCGATCGGAACAGGCTTGGTTGGCGCTCCTGCTTGCGGAGATGTCATGCGGTTGCAAATCAAAGTATCGGCTGACGGAATTATTGAAGATGCTCGATTCAAAACTTTTGGATGCGGATCCGCAATTGCATCGAGCTCTCTTCTCACAGAATGGGTCAAAGGGAAAAGTCTTGAGGAGGCTAATCAGATTAAGAATACTGACATCGCTCAAGAACTCTCCCTTCCACCTGTAAAAATTCATTGTAGTGTATTAGCTGAAGATGCAATTAAAGCTGCTATTCTAGATTACAAGAATAATCACGAGGTATAACATGCAAAGTTTTCCGATTAGCGTCATGGCGTTAGTCATGGGTTTGCTTTTATCCGCGGTAGCTGGTTATTTTTCGGTCGTAGGCCTTGGTATTATTTTTGCCGGGGCTTTTTGGTCTGTGGTCGTAATGGCTGGTACACTCGAGGTATCGAAGATAGTTGCAGCGTCTTGGATATATCGTAATTGGGATATAGCCCCATGGATTATGAAGATATACATGACTATCGCAGTGATAGTTTTGGTCTTTATCACTTCAATGGGTATTTTTGGTTATTTGTCCAAAGCTCATGTCGATCAGACAGTTTTGGAAGGAGGAAATAATGAAATTAGAATTGAATCGTTACAACGCAGAATTGACCGCCAAAATAGTATCATCAGTGATTCGTCAATTGTCCTTCAGCAACTTGACGAGGCGGTATCCATTTTACAGGAATACGATAGGATACGGGGACCTGAAGGTGCGATTGCAGTTAGGGCCTCTCAGTCCGAGGAAAGGGCGGCGCTCAACGAAACAATCTCTAATGCGTACGATACTATCGACGAACTCACCGAAGAAATCCTCCCGCTCCGCAGACAATCTATTGAACTTGAGGCGGAAATTGGCCCACTCAAGTATATCGCTGAATTAATATATGGAGAACAAGCCCGTGACTTTTTTGATGAAGCCGTACGTTGGATTATATTGTTGCTTGTGTTTGTATTTGATCCACTCGCTATTTGCTTGTTACTCGCCGGCAACGTCGGGTTAAAACACCGTGAAATGTTAACACCTATCGCATTCATGACAGAACAAGATGTGATGAAAAATGTTGAAGTAGAAGAAGTTATAGTAAATAGAGATGGACATGGTAGAGATGGTAATTAATAATGCTAGTGATATCTCACAGAGGAAACGTATCGGGCAAAGATCCGAGTATAGAAAATGATCCTGCACATATTGATCGTTGCATTCGTGGCTTAGAAATTAATGTAGAAGTAGATCTATGGATTTTCGAAAATAATCAATTCGTAGAGTTTTGGTTGGGTCATGATGAACCGCAATATGAAATTTCTTTTAAATGGTTATTCACTCGAAAAAATTTTCTATGGATACATTGCAAAAATAAATTAGCTCTTGTGTATCTGCATAATCATCCAGAGACAGAAAAACTAAATTTTTTCTGGCATGAAACAGATGATTTTACTATTACCTCGCGAGGTTTTATTTGGGCATATCCAGGTATTAATGTAAGTTTACCTATTAGAGGTATTGCTGTAATGCCAGAGGATAGCGGACTAAATATAAGAAACTTTTATGGTATTTGTACTGACACACCGGAGAAATATTTAGTTCATGATAAAATTAGTTTTGTTTGATCTTGATGGTGTATTGATTAACGCCAAACATATCCACTTCGAATCTCTTAATAAAGCCATCGTTGATTATGACGAGGGCTTTGTCATATCTAAAGAAGAACATCTTAAAATCTATGATGGTCATAAGACTCAACAAAAACTTGAGATGCTGACCAAAAATAAAGGATTGCCAACTTCTGCTCATGCAGAAATATTTAGAGCAAAACAAAAATATACCACAAAACAAATAGATCAACTCGGCGCGTTGCAACATGTATATGATCTTGTAATACATCTCAGAACGATGGGTTACAAAACAGGTGTGTGTACTAATTCAATACGTACAACAATGCATGCTGCATTAAACGCAGCTAAATTACATAATGAGATGGATGTTATGCTAGCGAATGAACATGTCAGTAATGCTAAACCTCATCCAGAAATTTATTGGTCTGCAATGTCAAAATTGGGTATTTTACCAGAAGAAACAATTATCGTTGAAGATTCTCCTCCAGGATTATTAGCAGCTAAACGATCGGGCGCAAATGTTATTCGTGTAAAAGATCCGAGCGAAGTAACTATAGATAATATCTTGCCTCAAATTAATTCAAAACCTACCAAATTAAAATGGAAAAATCCAAAGTTAAATGTATTGATTCCGATGGCTGGTGCTGGTACTCGATTTAAAGAGGTTGGTTATTCGTTTCCCAAACCATTGGTTGAAGTTGATGGTAAACCTATGATTCAATTAGTAGTAGAGAACATAGGCATTGATGCTAACTTTGTCTATGTTTGTCAAAAAGAACATCGTAAAAAATTTAATCTCGATACAATGTTGAATCTTGTAACATCAAACAATACTATCATAGATATAGACTATGTGACTGAAGGAGCTGCATGCACTGCTCTCCTCGCAAAAGAACATATCGATAATGACAACCCATTGTTTTTTGCTAATAGTGATCAGTATGTTAAATGGGATTCAGTCGAATTTATGTATACGATGCAAGAAAAAGATTGTGATGGTGGTATAGTCACCTTTAAAGCTACGCATCCTAAATGGTCGTTTGCTGAAATTGATGAGAATAATATAGTCAAACGAGTGGCTGAAAAAGATCCGATTAGTAATGATGCGACAGTTGGTTTTTATTATTGGAAAAAAGGCAGTGACTTTGTAAAGTATGCAGAAAAAATGATAGCAAAAAATATTCGAGTCAACAATGAATTTTATGTGTGTCCAGTTTTTAATGAAGCTATTGAAGATGGCAAAAAAATAATTGCATATGAAGCTGATGAAATGTGGGGTTTAGGCACACCAGAAGATTTACAATTATATTTGAGAGAAACGATATGAGAGTAGCAGTTGTTTTTTCAGGCCAAATCCGTGGTAACTATAAAGCTAACATTGAAAGAATGAGATCTATTATACCAACGGCAGATTTCTTTTTTACTGCATGGGAAGATCAAAGAAAATTAGATACAGCTGGAATTGTCAATCGTTTTTATAAAGAGCCTAGAGATGGTTATTTGATAGGATCCGTAGGTAAAAGAGATATAATAAAAAGAAATCTCAAAATAATAAGAAAAATAAAAAATAACGAACTTTCAGAAAATAATAAACCTGTGAGATGGAGAGGTAAAAGCGAGGCAAAAATAATTGATGAATTATGGGCTCCATATCTTGCTAAGAAAAAAGCTACGCATTCGATGAAACAAGTAGTTGCTCACGCTCTCGCAGTAAGAGATTTTTGTGATCCAAAAGATTACGATATTATTATTCGTTGTCGTTATGACATCATAGTAGACCCTTCATTAAAAACACACATCAAACATTTTTGCGAACAAACATACAAATATTGGGCACCACATGGATTTCATTGTTTTAATTCAGAAGGAACATTTGCTAATATGGTCAAACCCAAAAAGATAGTACAAAATTGTGAAGGAAAAGATTTAAGAGATTTTATTATTATACACCGTGCTGATCTTTTTGATCCGGATCGAGTCTTTTATATGTTTGACAGAAAAATACTTATGCCAGCAGAATTGGGTTGGTGGCAAATTTTATGTCAACCATATATGTTAAATGGTATAGATGTGAGAGGCTACGTAAATATCGAACTGCAACATAGTAATAATAGAAGAAGATTCGAAGATCATCGAGCTAATATACATAATTTAGTAAATGCTCCTAAACCATATAGTATAGAAATGAGATATGATTGTGAAGAGTCGATGAATGAAGTCAGTGATGATGTTGCACATATACCGATATAGCATTTACAAATGATCATACTTGCGGTAGAATAAGACAGTGAAAAGTACAGGAGTTCACATGTCAATTTTATCAAAGCTACAAAAGAATTCAACCATCAAGGATACAGCTATCCTTTCTGAATCGAAGTTCTTCACAAAGAAGGACATGATTCCAACAGCCATTCCTATCATCAACCTTGCATTGTCAGGTAGACTCGATGGTGGTCTCACACCTGGCCTCACGATGTGGGCTGGTCCAAGTAAACACTTCAAGACAGCGTTCAGCTTGTTGATGGCGAAAGCATATCTCGACAAGTACGAAGATGCTGCTTTATTGTTTTACGACTCAGAATTCGGTACACCTCAATCATACTTCGAAACATTTGGTATCGATATGGATCGTGTACTTCATACACCTGTGACAGATGTTGAACAACTCAAATTCGATATCATGAAGCAGCTCGACAACATTGATCGTGGTGATAAAGTCATTATCATTGTCGATTCTATTGGCAACCTTGCTTCGAAGAAAGAAGTAGAAGATGCACTCAATGAGAAAGCAGTTGCAGACATGTCTCGTGCAAAACAGATTAAGTCATTGTTCCGTATGGTCACACCACACCTCACACTCAAAGATATTCCGATGGTCGTTGTGAATCATACTTACAAAGAGATGTCATTGTTCCCGAAAGATATTGTTGGTGGTGGTACAGGTTCATATTATTCTGCAGACAACATTTACATCATCGGACGCCAACAAGAAAAAGAAGGCAAAGATGTGGTAGGATATAACTTCATTATCAATGTAGAGAAATCACGCTATGTTAAAGAAAAATCTAAGATACCTGTCACGGTTACTCATAGCGGGGGTATTAGTCGTTGGAGTGGTCTCTTGGACATCGCACTCTCGGGAGGATTCGTTGTCAAACCAAGTAATGGCTGGTATGCGAGGGTAGATCTTGAAACTGGTGCTGCCGAAGACAAGAAGTTCAGACTCAAAGAAACAGATAGCAAAGATTTTTGGTTGCCAATTGTGACGTCTGAAAAGTTCAGTGAATATATAAAGCAGACGTATCAAGTTGGCCACTCTGCTATTATTACAGACGAAGAGATAGAGGAGTTTGTAACTAATGAGTGATGTCTCAATCGAGAATCTCATACTCAGCAATCTACTATACGATGAGAACTACATTCGTAGTGTTCTACCATTTCTCAAAGAAGAATACTTTGTCAATCACGAACAACGTATCGTCTTCAACCTCATAGACAAGTACTTTATAAAGTACAATGCATGTCCATCTCGTGAAGCACTCAAGATCGAGGTGGACGAATTGTCTTTGAATACAGATACTCATGCAGCTTGTGTACAATTTATTGGGTCGCTCAATAAATCAGACACAGATGAAGAGTGGATGTTGAAGCAGACAGAAAAATATTGTCAAGACAAAGCAATCTATAATGCCATCATGGAATCGATTCAGGTGATCGATGGGAAGTCAGACAAAGACAAAGGTGCATTGCCTGAAATCTTGTCTGACGCGCTCGCTGTCTCTTTCGATACTAATATCGGCCATGATTTCCTCGAAGACTTCGAATCACGTTATGACTTCTATCATAAGGTAGTCGAACGTCAACCATTCGATCTCGACTACTTCAATCGTATCACACGCGGTGGTATTCCTCGTAAAACACTCAACGTTATCCTTGCTGGTACTGGTGTAGGTAAGACACTGATGATGTGTCACTTCGCTGCAGCTAATCTCATGCAAGGTAAGAACGTATTGTATGTTACTTTAGAAATGGCAGAAGAGCGGATCGCAGAACGTATCGATGCTAACTTGATGGGTGTACCGCTGAATGATCTCGCTTCATATCCAAAAGAAACGTACGAGACCAAACTCAATCGTGTCAAAGGCAAGACAGCAGGTAAACTGATCATCAAAGAATATCCTACTGCCTCTGTTGGTAGTGGTCACCTTCGACATCTACTCAATGAGTTGAAGCTGAAGAAGAACTTTATGCCCGATATTATCTACATCGATTATCTTAACCTATGTGTGTCATCTCGTATCCGTATGGGTGCCAATGTCAACACATATTCCTATGTCAAAGCAATTGCCGAAGAGCTAAGGGGACTTGCAGTTGAATTCAATCTACCGATCTTTACAGCAACGCAGACGAACCGTACAGGCTTTACATCATCAGACGTCGGCCTCGAGGACACTAGCGAGTCCTTTGGATTGCCCGCTACTGCGGATTTTATGTTTGCCGCCATTTCTAACGAAGAGCTTGAGAGCCTCGGTCAACTCCTCATTAAACAACTCAAAAACAGATATAACGACCCAGGTTTGCATCGTCGGTTCGTCGTCGGAATCGACCGATCAAGAATGAAGTTGTATGATGTAGAACAGAATGCACAAGCTAATGTTGGACCTGACATCGCTGACAAGCCAGTCATGGATAACACAGATTTCGGTGAAGGTCTAAGACGAGAACGAGTAGACAAGAGTATATTCGAATCATGGAAATGAAAAAATTTAGAATCAAGTTTAAACACTGGAAAGACGAGAACAAAGAGCTCGTCGAAGTAGGCACGATGCCTGATGTATTGAACAATCCGATGTCTGAGAAATTTGTATTGCAGACTGCTCGTGGTGATTTTGTAGATATTCGTAAGAGCACTGTTGTGGAGGGACCAACACTTGTCGATTGATTATAAGTTTAATGAAGAAGAATTGGTGAATGAGCTAGCTGACTACATTGACTCTACGTATGATCAGCACTACTCAAAAGGCAAGTTTCAGGCCACTGAGTTCATCATTGATGGAGGTCATGGCGAAGGTTTCTGTCTCGGCAATATCCTCAAGTACACTCAGCGATACGGCCAGAAAGACGGCAAGAATCGTAAGGATCTACTGAAGGTCTTACATTATGCGCTCATAGCGCTGTATGTTCACGATTTAGAACATAATGATCTAAAAATGTAAATATTTACCTAAAATAGTCTAAGAAAAACTCTAACAAAATCAAAGACTTACATCAGCCCAGAAAGTCCAATCAAATCAATAACTTAAGAATGTACATATCCGGCCCAGGCTGTATAATGGTACCTGTAAATTAATAAAGGATGTGAAACATGATTGACCCCAAGCGAGTGTACGACAAAATTGCCTCTTGGACAGCGGCTGACGAAGAAGGTGTACGTGAAAATTTCTTCGAATATCGAGCTGCCCTCGGTGATGAAGCTACTAAAACTTTTCATGAGTTTCAGTGGGGTATCGCTGCTCAAAATGTTCTTTTCGAAATGATTCAAAATGGTGAGGTGTCTCTTTAATGGCTAAGCAACTTTATATTTCTGAGTTTTTCGCAGACACTTACAGTGGTGGCAACACCATTCCTTGGGACTCTGCTGCTAACTACTTTCGTAACGCTCACTTCGGTAGCTTCTACGCTGACGGTGAAGGTTTGCTCGAAAACCTGATTGGTTTCGAAAAGTTTTACGACAAGCAACTCAATGCTATCGGTCGTGATCAGGAAACTGGTGAAGGTGTTTACGAGTGTGAAGACGACTTCTTCGATGATTGGAAGTGGGAAATCTGTGCCTTCAACTCTCTTTGTGAAGGTTTCAGTAAGCTGTTCGCTCCTGCGAAAGCTGCATAAATAAGACGGAGGATTTATGTGGACACCAACTAAAATTGCCATTCTTTTTACCTTTTTTGCTGTGGGCTTTTGGTCCGGAGCAGCTTATGGAGAAGAGAAAAAAAACGAGCTCGCTACTACTACTGGTGGTTATATCGTCTATAAGGAAGGTAAAAGAGATCATCGTGCAGAACTCAAACTAATGCAACAACAAATGCATAATCGCAATGGCCGTTTGGGTGTAGGCGAATATGCAGGCAATCGTATTTCACGTGAATTCGATCATAGAATTAAAAGAAAGATAGATGCGGAAGTCGATCGTGTAATGGATAAGATATTCTAATGAAAAGATATTTGAAGATAGCAATAATAATTCCAGTCGTTTTTGTATGGGACGTGTATTTTTTTCTTATTGAAAAACTTTATCGAGGATCAAAAATCGTCGATGAAGAAGGTGGTAAATTAATTGAAGATTTTATTGATGAGGAGTGAGCATGTCTGTTGTTAGGTTGCCATTGGAAACAATGAACAAAGTTTTGGGTTTATTAGGTACTCTGCCTTATACTCAAGTTGCCGAGCTCATCGGCGAGGTTAAAGAAAAAAGCGTAGTAGGAGATGTAGGTCCGACGGTCGTGCAAGGCACACCTGAAGACATTACAACCGAAGAGAAAGAATGACGTTCGAAGGATTCATGGCGATAGTCGGCACAATTATGTTGTCGGCTAAATTTCTATTCTGGATGTTTGTATTCGGCGTGATCCTATGGGCATTTTTTAAATATCTTGGTACTATCCTTTCGTTTATTTTTTATGGTGTATTAGGAACATCGTTTCTAATTTTTCTATTTCTTTTTGCATTATCTGGATGTTCATTCGCTCCAGATAGTGTAGGTGTATCGATAGAAGATTTAGAAGGATTTGGAAATCCAGACATCGAAGAGTGTCAAATAACATTTAACGGCACACCGCCGGTGGTTCCTTGTGTGATTGAGGTTCAAGTGGAATGGGAAATTTAAAGAATTTTATCGGCGATGCAATCATGACGAAGAAAGATTACATTTCTTTGAAAAAAGGTGATTTGCGTGAAAGTCATTGATGACATCTTTGATCAACAAGAACTCAACTACATCAAAGAAGATTTCCATAAAAATCTAAAGAATACATGGGAAATCAACAAGTATCACTGGCAAGATATTTTAACAATAGGTACGGATGGATTTGTGTTAATGAGACATGTGCCAGGAAAAGTCAAAAATATTGTACTAGACTCTATTAAAAAACATGTACATTTTGACAAAGATCCGGGTATAATGTACTATATGTGGACGACAGGATCTGGTATCAATTGGCATCATGACGATCATACGAAACAGGCGTGTACAATTTATTTAGAAGATTGGCCAATCGAATTTGGCGGTCAATTAATATACAAAGAAGGACGAGCTAATAAACTTATTCCTGTCAAAGCAAATAGGATGGTTGTCAATGATAACCATACTGAACACATGGTGTCTTTAGTCAGAAAGAATAAAGATAAAATTCGATTTACTATGCAAATATTTGATGTACCATGAACAGATTTATTATTGAAGAAACCCCACAACGTTGTGCTCAGTCACATTGTGATAAGCACGTACCAAAGATGTATGTCGAGGAGGCGCAGATGTTATCGACTGTGCATCGTCTCCTTGATGGCACTGAGGAGCGTCGGCCTTCGAAGTCAGGTAAGACTATGCAACGATATTGGAAATTGCCTGATGAGCGCGAGGATGTCCTCTATTCTGCCGTACATGTAAAACATCCGTGTACTGTATGGGCTATGGAGACGGCAGGCAATTACAAGTGGGCATATCAGATGTACCTCTACCTCGGCATCGAATACAACTATCGTTACAACAAATACCACAAGACAGATGAGCTTGATGGTTGGTTGTGTTTCCCTCCTAACAACATTAATCCATCAGAAGAAGTGACGAAGATGCCACTCGCAATGGGTGCCAATCCCGAATGTATGAATCCAAACGATGTGATGGGTTCTTATCGTGCATTCTACCAAACTAAGCAAGAACGATTCAAAATGGTTTGGACAAAACGTGATGTTCCAAGTTGGTTTTCGTATAAATAAGAGAAATATCGCTGCGCGTGGTCCTGCCCACGCACCTTTCGATAAAAAATAAAAACAACTTAAAAGAAAAAGGGGCTTCGGTCCCTTTTTTTATGTACACCACTTTATAAATAAGGTATAATATCTATAGAGATGCGTCATGCCTAACTTAAACATCAAAGATCTTGATTCAGCTTTTTTGCAACGTGCTCAAAAAATTACATCATTTAATTTAAGTCCCGCAGATTTTATTACTTTAAATCATAAAAGCGAAATTCAATATTTGTTTCATACACATTTTTTTCCAAAATTTGATTTGACAAAAACATTGAAAGGTGCTCCGGACGTTAATAAGCTTAATCAATTAATCAGAGCTCTTAAATCAGAAAACGCTGCTAATTTTAGTGCGATGCATAATTACAATTTAAAAGGTGTAGGACCAGGAGAAACAACACTATTTTTCTTATGTGATAAAGGCCATCTCGGTGGTGGTGCATCAGCAGGTATGGATATTGTTATTAATAATAAAGGCTATGAAATTAAAGCTGGAAATTTATCGCGTGATAACTATTTTAGTGGTTTTAAATTAGGTGGTACGGTACCATTAGATAAAATTGTTTCGGCTGCCACTGAACTCAGAGACAGAGATAAAGATATTAAAGCAAAAGGTAATGAAAGAAATGGTGTCAATGGCACACAGATCAAAATGATAGAAGAAAGATATAAAGACGAATGGGTAAAAAATTGTGTCAAACCATATATCAAATTAGCTCATCAATATTTAACAAAAAATCCATTAATATTAATGATTAACACTACTCCAGCTGCGCGCAAAGGCGAAGTTTTCTTTATAGGCACTATTCGACAAGATCAAGTAGAAATTGACGTAATCTCACAAGGCACGGTTAAACCGAAGATTAAATTCTAATGAAAAAATTTGATAAGTATATAGTAGAAGCTAAGAACACCCATATGGAACATGTGGAGGATTTGATATTCAATGAAGGTGTGGTTGGAACTCGAAAGGCGATTAATTTTTTACGCGATCTCCGTGATATGCTTGCGGGTAACTCAAAGAGCAGTGTATCACGGACAGTCAAATGGGACGGTGCACCGGCTGTATTCGTGGGCGTCGATCCATCAGACGGAAAATTCTTTGTGGCTAAGAAAGGAGTATTCAATAAGAATCCAAAAGTCTATAAGACTCCCGCAGACGTCAAGGCTGATACTTCTGGCACTCTTACCGCAAAACTTCTCGTTGCTTTATCAGAATTTTCAAAACTCGGAATAAAAAGCGGTGTCTATCAAGGAGACTTGATGTTTACAAAAGGCGACGTCAAGAAGGAAGAAATTGATGGAAATTCTTACTTTACTTTTCAACCTAATACTATTGTATATGCTGTTCCTGTCAATAGTGGATTGGGAAGAAGCATTTCTCGGGCGAAAATTGGAGTGGTATGGCATACTACTTATACAGGGAATTCTTTTGATTCTATGTCTGCGAGCTTTGGCAAATCCATAGCTTCGAAGCTTAATGATGTATCAGGTGTTTGGCAAACTGACGCAACATTTACTGATGAATCTGGCCGAGCCACGTTTACAGAAAAAGAAACTGAAGCATGCACAGCTTTACTCTCTCAAGTAGGCACTGTCTTTAATAATACTCCTGCAGATCTCATCAATTATTGGCATGAGAATCCAAACCTTCTCGAGCTTGTCAAGATATTTAATAATAGTTATGTACGTAGTGGCAAACGAATCAATCCTCGCACACATACACAAGCATTCATGAATTGGATCACTGATCGATTTAAGAAAGAAACTGATAAAGTAAAGACTCCTGCGGCGAAAGCAAAAGTAAAAGAACGGCAAAAAGAAGTAATGAGAATATTTAGTCGTTATCGTAAAAATCAAATACAGAATGTTTGGACTTTGATGGTATTACTGGCAGACGCAAAACAACTAATCATAAATAAAATGAATCAAGCTGGTTCTTTAAAAACCTTTCTACGAACACGTAGCGGTTTTAAAGTCACAGCTCCAGAAGGTTTCTGTGCTATTGACCACCTCAGCAATGATGCGGTGAAGATCGTCGACAGAATGGAATTTAGTAAGGCTAATTTTAGTCCTGACATCATAAAAGGGTGGCAAAGATAATGAAACAGGGTAGACATTTAGGAGGTCATTGCGGAATCACGCATCTTGATCAAGGCGCAATCGATTGGGCCATCAACGAGTTTGATGTCAAATCTATGCTTGATGTGGGTTGTGGACCAGGTGGAATGGTTCAACTCGGTGTTCGTTCAGATTTAAGAACACACGGCATCGATGGCGATGCTATCATCGCTAATAGTTGGTTTGATAAGACTATGTTTACTCTACATGACTTTCAAAATGGACCTCCTCCTATCACAGAGAAATATGATCTTTGTTGGTCAGTAGAATTTGTTGAGCATGTCTATGAAGAATACATGGACAATTACGTTGCTGCATTTAAACAATGTAAGATTTTATTCATGACTCATGCAGTACCTGGTCAAGGCGGTTATCATCACGTAAACGAACAGCCTGAAGAATATTGGTTAGACAAAATTTCTGCTTATGGCTTTAAGTTTAGTCGTGAATACACTAATAAGTTAAGAGAAGTTACAACAATG